AAATATGCTGGAATTCAAAAAGTTGATCAGGCTCTCCTTTTAAGATCTGACCCATCTTTTTATGATGCTATGTACGAAAATATGTTGAGATCTTACAATCGTGCCGTCAATGCAGCGGTCATAGCCGAGATTGTAAGTGGTGGTACGCAAGCATCAACACAAGCAGCAACAATTGCAGGCATTCAAGCATACGTTGCACAAGCAGCACCAGCCGTTTATGCCGGTGCAGGCGAAGTTGCAACAGCATTTATTGCTGGTACTTCAATTTGGAGTTTATTAATCGGCGCTAATGATAGTACCGGAAGAAGTATTTATAATGCGGCTATGCCTTCGAACGCAATGGGACAATCAACACCTCGCACTTTGCGTGGGGACGTTATGGGGTTGGACCTGTGGGTCGATTCAGGTATGGTTGCAACAACTATTGATGATGCAGCATTTATTGTTACACCATCAGCAATTGCAATTTATGAATCACCAATTCTGACATTGCAAACAAATGTGCCAAGCACTGGATCCATCGAGATTGAATTGTTTGGATTTGCGGCAGTAAAAACATTGGTGTCAACTGGTTTGCAGCGTTATAACCTGACCTGATCCCAACCCTAGTCCGGCCACCCCTTGCCCCTAGTCCGGTGAGGGGTTGGCCTTTAAATTGAAAGGAGATACCAATTGGCTGCCACATACGTGACCGTTGCGGAATTAAAAGCAAATTTGCAAATTGGAACTCTTTATTCAGATGCAATTGTTGAAGAAGTTTGTCAAAGTAGTCAAGACATAGTTGATTCTTATCTTTGGTATAACGAAGCACTTGTTTACTCAACGGCTTTAAATAACAACATTGCAACAATTACAACAACACAACCACACGGATTTGTTACCGGTGAAAGCGTAACCATTACCAAATCGGATACAACAACATTTAACGGCACTTATACAATTACCGGTTACACTGAATTTACTTTTACTTATGCAAAAACTGCAAGCAATCAAACAACACATTTGGTAAGACCTTATGGCTTAGTGCGCGGTCCAAATCACAGCACGGCTTATGCCAGTGTGCCAGCAGTACGCGAGGCTTCACTTATGATTGCAACGGATATATGGATGGCCAGACAAGCCCCATCTGGACAAGGCGTTGGCATTGATTTTCAACCTGCCCCATTTAAAATGGGCAATACATTGGTAGCACGGTGCAGAGGGCTCCTCGCGCCGTATCTCGCACCTTCATCAATGGTCGGATAATGACTACAGCAATAACGACATTGCGTGCAACACTTGCAACCACTTTGGCTAATGATGGCGTTTGGTCAACTCTTGCATATCCAAGTTCAGCACCCATTGCGAATTCTGTAACAGTAATGCCAGACGATCCTTACCTAGTACCAAACAATCAAACGCGATCAAGCATTTTGCCATTTGCACGGTTTAAAATTATGATACTTGTGCCCCTTCTTGATAATCAAGGAAACTTGAACACCATTGAAACATTTATGGTAGCCGTGTATAACAAACTTGCCTCTGCTAGTTATCAAATGAACATTAGCGGATTCTCAGCACCATCAACTATGTCTTTGGCCACTATGGATCTTTTGGCAACTGATTGTTCAATTGAAGTATTAAGCGAATGGAGTTAATTATGGCATATGAAGTATTGGCAGGCATCGTTGGGGGCAAAGAAATTGGGCAAACCTTAACTGATGAGGACTTAGCAACAGCAAACATTGATGCGCTTATCGCGAGCGGATCGATCAAACCGATATCGGCGAAACCAAAGAAAGATGAGGCAGCAGAATAATGGCAACAACAACAGCACTGAGCAATACAGTATCAGTGACAATCAACTCGGTTGATCTATCTGACCAAGTAACGAGCGCTACTATCAACCAAAACTTTGAAGAATTGGAAACCACTTCAATGGGATCCACTTCTAGAGTTTACGTCAAAGGCCTAGAAACAAGCACGATAACTTTAGACTTTTTGAACTCTTATGCAGCAAGCGAAGTTTACGCAACGTTGCAAGCCGCTTATGGCACAACTGTAACTTGCGTTTTAAAGCCAACCACAGCAGCAGTAAGCGCAACGAACCCAAGTTTTACTGCATCGATTTTGGTAAATAACCTAACACCAATTAACGGTGCAGTAGGAGATTTATCAACTCAATCAATTACATTTACTTGTACCAGCACAGTAGCAATCGCAACTTCATAACAACTAAGCAAAGGGGCTAGGCAATGGCTAAGTTAAAAATCACACGCACCACTGGTGAGATACAAGTATTTGAGATTACACCAATAATTGAATACGCGTTTGAACAGCATTATAAAAAAGGCATTCACAAATGTTTTTCTGAAGATGCTATGCAATCGCAAGTGTATTGGCTTTGTTGGGAAGCAATCCGGCGATCCGGCGAAACCGTGCCAATGTTTGGTGAAAAGTTTCTTGAAACGCTTAAGAATGTTGAGGTAGAAGAAAGCGACCCTTTAGGGGATTGAGTGGCAAAGACTCACTCACTTATTTGGTCGCTTCGTTAAGTTGTGAAACTGGGATTTCTCCTAGTGAGTTTATCGGGATGGATCCCGTGATGCTTAAGATGATGATTAGGGTACTTGAGGAAAGGGCAAAGGCGATCAAGGATGCCAACCGAGAAAGAGGTCGTAGGTCTTGAGCAAACTTTGCAAGTACTCAAAAAGGTTCATAGAATTGTTTACGATCAAATGAACAAAGAAATTAAAGTTGTGTTGGCTGAAATTAGAGATGATGCTCAAGGATTTGCACCCAGCACTACACCACCTGGTTTGAGCAATTGGGCAAAACAAGCACCTGGCACAGTTTGGGAACGCTTGATCTTTGATCCAGCAGCCATCAAAAAAGGTATTACATTTAAAATAGGCAAAACTAAGATTAATGAGCAAGGATTTAGCAGCCTGTACACCATCATAAATAAGAATGCAGCCGGAATGATTTATGAAGTAGCAGGTACAAGAAATCCACACGGCAGACCACCGGCTGGAAACCATAAACGCACTCAAACCAAAAAATTTAGCAAGTCATTTAATGAGGATGCCGGTGCACATTTTATTGATGCCATTACTGCACAGAGCGTGGCAGTTAGAGGCAAGCAAGGCCGGTTGGTTATCAGAGCCGGAGAAAAAAATCAAAAACGTGCCAGGGCTGCAATTCTTGTTGCTATAACTAAAGCAACCAAAATAGCCCACGAAAAGATGCCAAAGGCGGTGGCATAATGGCAGCAGAGCCCGCAATTAAATACAGTGTCATTACTGCCTACTCCAACAAAGGTATTGCGGCCGCTGAAAAAGGACTTGCAAAACTAAGCAAATCATTTAAAAAAACCAGCCTTGCCAGAAAACTAACTTTTGCGGCAATGGGTGCAAGTTTTGTAGCCCTTGCCAAATCATCAGCGCAAGCAGCAATTGCAGATGAAAAAAGCATAAAAGTATTGTCATTTACTTTAGATAATCTAGGGCGATCTTTTCAAAAAGTGCCAATTGAATCTTTTATTGACAGATTAAGCAGATCATCGGGCATTGCAGATCAAGTTATGCGCCCAGCATTTGGTCAACTTTTAACAGTAACAAATGATTTAGCCAAGTCTTATGAAGCATTAACACTTGCTACAGACATTGCAGCAATCACCGGCGATGATTTTACAACAATTACCGATGCGTTAAGCAAGGGATTTGCAGGGCAAACGGGTGCGCTTAAAAAATTGATACCTGGTCTAGATCAAGCGGCACTCAAAGCCGGTGATATGACCGCCTTAATGGTGCAATTAAATAAAACATTTGGCGGGGCATCAAAAAACAACATTACAACTTATGCAGGTCAATTGGCCATTTTAAAAGTATCAGCAAATAAAGCATTAGAAAACATAGGCAAAGGATTGATCAGTTTCTTAAAAGGGTTTACAAAAACTAATTCAATAACTGATCTTGGATTAGCAATAGAAGATTTGGGAATCAAGATAGGTGATATTTTTAGAGGCTTGCCGGTTTACATTAAAACTTTTTTTGCTTCTACCGATAAAGCATTTCAAGACAGTTGGTTTGGGCGCAATGTTTTATTGCCTTTAATCACTGCACTAGGCAAAGGCCTGTCGGATGCAGCAACGGCAGCCTCAGCAGCAGGCAAAAGAATTAGAGAGATGGAAGTTGCCGGTGGTTGGGGCAGGTTATTTGATACAACAGTGATCAAAAAGTTCAACAAAACTGTAACAAAAACAACCGAGGATATGAAAAAGGCAGCAGCAACAACCAAGTTACAAGGGATGTTTGACATTGATGCCATTTCGATTGCAGCCGCACTCAAAGGTAAAATTAGTGATTTAGATCGAGCAAGATTAGAAGGTTTGCAAGCCTTAAAAACTGAAGGGGCAAATGATGATATTGCTGCTATCAAAAAAATTGAGTATGAAACACTTAGAGCCAATGCGACATTAAATGATGCTCAAAATTTATCTTTAAAAAATACCTATGATTTTTATACAGCAATTTATGGGGCAGCCAAAGATGCCAGTGATAAGATAGGCAAATTGTCATTCGTCCCAGTATTGGGTGGAGTAACACCATCACAGGGCGCAGCACCCAGCAATGCACCCACCGGAATCCCAACAATTCCATCATTAGCAATGCCAAACACAAATGCAGCACCAACCTTTAGCCAAGATTTAATTGACCAAATGGATCCAAGAGGCGCACAAACCAACGCGCAAAGCATCACCGTAAACTTGCAGGGCGGTATCAATATAGGTACGCAATATGAGTTCTATGAGTCAGTACAAAGAGCAGTGCAAGAGGCCAACCGCAATGGATGGTCAAGTGCTGGAACGGCTACTGGATGAGCCTGCCAGCCGTAGCGGTAATTCTTAACTTTTCATCCGGCCCGAGTTTTGGTCAGGCAATGATCATTGGATCTGGTGTGCTTGGCGTTAATATCTTGGCCGATTCATTAACGGTTACTGCAAATGTTTCCAGCACAGTTCAAGCAATTAACATTACAAGAGGGCGCAATGCACTCAGTGATGTATTTCAAACGGGCACTTGCAGTGTTGTAATTGCTGATCAGGATGGCGCGTTCAATCCTGAAAATACGGCCAGCCCTTATTACGGCTTAATACAACCATTGCGTAAGATTACAATTACCGGCACAGACCCAAGCACGGGCGAAATTTATGGAATGTTTGCGGGCTACACCACTGGATTTTTATATCAGCAAAGCCGTGATGTTGGCGTTGTAAGCACAACCACAATTACGGCAGTTGATGGTTTTCGTCTTGCAAATCTTGCGACTCTTACCACTGTTGCCGGATCTGCAGCCGGTGATTTGAGTGGCACAAGAATTGGGCAGATTTTGGACAGCATATCTTGGCCAGCATCAATGAGATCAATTCAAGCGGGTTCAACTACTGTCCAGGCAAATCCAACCACTTCTGCCACGTCCCTTTTAAAATTGCAACAATGCACGGACTCGGAATACGGGGCTATATATATAGATGCCAGCGGTAATATGGTTTTTAAAGGGCGATTATTTACCGAATCAAGCATTGGGGGAATTCCAACAGTGTTTTCTGATTCAAATAGTGGCATTCCTTATTCGCAAGTGAAGTTTTTATTGAATGATGATCTTGTTTATAATTCTGGCAGCGTTACGCGAATTGGTGGCAGCGCCCAGACAAGCGAAGATGCCGCATCTGTTGCCCTCTACTTCAAGCATTCTTACAACCGCACGGATCTTATAATGCAAACAGATGCTGAAGCGCTCGACTATGTACGCGCTTATATTGCCAGCAGACAAGCAACTACAGTACGCACGGATATGTTAAGCATTAATTTGAACACAACCAGCACAGCCGGTGTTACTGCTGCTTTGGCCTTAGATTACTTTGATCCAATAACCGTAAAAAGCACACAACCGGCGGCCACTGGAACCAGCACTTTAGACAAGACTTTGCAGATTTTTGGGGTATCGCATAATGTGACTCCAAACAATTGGGTAACGACTTTTACCACCCTTGAACCTATAATTGATGCCCTAATAATCGGGGATCCCAACAATCTTTACGACATTTTAGGCACTTCCGTACTATCATACTAACTACAAAGGAGCAGTAAATGGCAACAGGATTTCCAGCAATAACAGGTGATGTGCTCAGTGCTGCGATGTTTAACGGCCTTGTGGCATTTACAGTAACTACAGATAGCAGCGCAACTATTACGACAGCAAACAGTGATCTTTATCAAGTAATGATTCAGACCAGCAATGCAAGCACAAAGACGGTAACTATTGCACCAGATAGCACTTTGACTAGCGCAGTTGTTGGCAGCGCAATTACTTTGATTAATACGGGTGCAGGACTTTTAACTTTTGCAGCCGGTAGCGGCGTTACAATCACTTCAGCCGGTGCAACAAGTGCAGCACCAACATTGGCACAGCACAAAGTGGCTCAATGCGTACGGGTAGCGGCTAACACTTGGCGTATCTATGGCGGTATTGCATAAATGATTGGCGCAATAAGTGCGGCAGTATCAGGGGTAGTTATACCGCCTGCTTTTTCAGTTGATTACCTCGTTGTTGCTGGTGGCGGTGGTGCCGGTGCCGGTGGTGGTGGTGCGGGTGGTTTGCGTTCAACCGTAACAACAACAGGCGGCGGTGGTAGTTTAGAAACTGCTTTATCTTTACTTTCAAATACTTCTTATGCAGTAACGGTGGGTGCTGGTGGTGCTGGTTGTTCCGGTGCTGTTGCTGGTACAGACGGTATTAACTCATCATTTAACAGCGTTACTTCTACTGCGGGTGGTGGTGGTGGGCCGCCTGCGGCAACTCCAGCCACAGGTAAAAACGGGGGTTCAGGCGGTGGCGGTGGTGCTTGGGTTGGTGGAAGTAATTTTGCAGGTGGTACTGGAACTGCCAATCAAGGTTTTGCAGGTGGTGTGGGCAGAAGTAGTACTAATTTTGGACCAGGCGGCGGCGGTGGTGCCGGTGCGGTCGGTGCTAACGGTATTAACTCAAGTGGTTCAGAAAACGGCGGCAACGGCGGTATTGGCGTTCAGTCAGCAATCGCAACCGGTTCTAATGTTTATTATGGTGGTGGTGGCGGTGGTGGTGGCGGTGGTTCTGGAACTCAAGGAGTTGGCGGCAACGGCGGCGGCGGTAGTCCTGTAGTTAATGGTTCAGGTTTGCCTGGAAGTGCTAACACGGGTGGCGGCGGTGGTGGGGCAGCACTTAATACTGGCCCTTCTTATGTTGGCGGTGCAGGTGGCTCAGGCGTTGTTATTTTAAGATACCCAGATACTAAGACAATAACAATAGGTGCAGGTTTAACAGGTACCGAAAGCGCGGCAAGCGGCGGATATAAAAGGGCAACAATAACTGCTGGCACCGGAAATGTGAGTTGGGCATAATGGCGCATTACGCATTTTTAGATGAAAATAATATAGTTATTGAAGTAATTACTGGCATAGACGAAACAGAGTTAATTGAAGGGTTACACCCTGAGATTTGGTACGGTAATTTTAGAGGTCGAGTCTGCAAAAGAACCTCTTACAATAATAATTACCGTTTTAATTATGCAGGCGTTGGGTTTACCTTTGACCTTGAGGCAGACGCATTTATAGCCCCTAGTCCTGATTGCCACCCTGAATTGATTTTAAACACCGACACTTACAGATGGAATTGCAGCAATGCCGAGCACGACCCTCAAATCTGATAACGGTTGGCCAGCCAGCAAAGATCCTGCTCAAATTGGCATTAAGTCATACCCAGTTAAAGGCACAACAATCAAGTTGCGGTGCGCTGAAAAGGTTGCACCATTGTTGGTGGGATTTGCCGCTGAGTTTCACGCAAACATTGAGCCGATTGATCACGGCGCACTTGATGATTGGGCATACTGTTTTAGAAATATTAGAAACAGAGATCGTTTGAGCAATCATTCAAGTGGCACAGCCATTGATCTCAATGCCGACAAGCACCCATTAGGTGCAGAAAATACTTTCACACCTGAAAAGACTTTGGCAGTGCTTGAATTGGCGGCCAAATGGGGTTTGAAATCAGGCCTTTCATATCAGCACAGAAAAGATCCAATGCATTTTGAAGTTTGCCTGTCCCCTAAACAGGTAAAAGAGCGCATAACCGCGCTCGGATTGGAATAACAATGGCAGTACAAATCAAAGCAGCGTGCGGAACATACATCCGTGCCTTGTTGACCATCTTGCTTACCTTGATGGCCACAATAGGTGGATCACCGCTGGACTTCACCAGCGCGGATTGGCGAATGCTTGCCAATGGACTTTGGGCATCTCTTTTGCCCGTAATTATGCGTGCACTTAGCACAAATGATGACAAATACGGCAGAGCACCAAAAGAGTAAAACCCGACACGCGGGGCAGGTGTTGCCAAATGTCTGCCCCTAGTGCCACAATAAAAGTACGGACTAGGAAAGGGACTAGAAAAATGACTACAACAATTACAATCAAAATGACACCTCAAGACTTTGATTTGCTTTCAGATACGCAAATGGGTTGGGGTAACGAAGGCTGGATGGATCAAGTTAATGATGGCCGATTTGAAGATACTGAAATAGCAATCTTGGCTCAACCAATGCAATGGGCATATTGGTTTGATAGCCCAATCAGTTGCATCTTGGCCAAAAGTTATTTGGCATCAAACAAAATGGCTTATCACACAACTTATGATCTTGCCTCAGAATCTTGGGTTATATTTACAGATTACTCAACACGCGTGGCAGCATAAGATGGCAGCCAATACAGCCTTTGCAGTAATGGTTGCGATGTATTGCGCGATATGTTTTGGGTGCGTGCTGCTGGGCTACGCGATAGGTCACAGAGATGGCAAACACATTGGATATAAGCGTGGCCGGTCAATTGGCTACACCAAAGCCAAGCAAGATTGGAACTTGAGCAATGGCCTTTGATCTGAGTGATTACGCTACCGTTGAAGAGCGAATTGCATTATTCTGGATTAAATACCCCGATGGTCGGATCGATACCGATTTGGTGTTTAACGATGGCAAATCATTTATTATTAAGGCTACGGCATACAGAAATGATGGGACAATAATTGCTAGCGATTATGCCTGTGAAGTCATTTCAGATCGTGGGGTAAATGCCAACTTTGCTCTTGAGAATTGTGCCACTTCGGGAATTGGCAGAGTTTTAAGCACGGCAGGCCTAAGTGCAAAAATTGGCAAACGTCCAAGCCGTGAGGAGATGGCAAAGGTGCAACGGGTGGCAGCAAATGAGCCAGTGCCAAATGACGATTTTTGGAATGCACCAGCAGACATAGATGCAGCCATCACAAACGCAATGGAAGTGATTAAATTATTAGATGTGCCAGATGATCGTGAGCCAAACAATCGCGCATATCCTTGTAAACACGGCACTCGGCTTTACAACAGTGGCAAGAATGCAAGCACCGGCAAGAAATGGGAAGGTTATTTTTGCGATTCCCCACAGCACAAAGGCGATCAATGCAACCCCGTTGGAATGGACGGCAAAGAATGGGCAAAGCGTAAATGAGTCATAATGAACTTACCTGCGATATATGCCAGGCCGATGCCAGCATTTCAGGAAACATTTACCGTGACAGTGAGGGCCACATTTATATGGTTGTATGCGGCAAATGTGCCAAATGAATGAGTTGCAATTATTTACATATTTAAAAAGTAGGTATATTGCCGATTTGATGATGACAAACGATGAGTTTGAAACTTACGATTGTTCAAGCGAAGATTTAGGGGTTCACATTGAACTTAAAAGCCGTCAAACTCATTATGATGAATTAATGATTGAGCGCGATAAGTACCACGCGGTAACTCAACGGGCTTGGGTAAATGGCAAAACTGCTTTGTATATCTGTTCAACACCCAAAGGAATTTGGTCCTTTAACTTAAACAAACTGACAATGCCAGCCTGGTACTACTTTGATGGTTTGCCTGCAACTACTGAGTTTGGCAATACCGACACAATCACCAAAGTTGTGGGATTTCTGCACATTGGCAGAGGCAAGCGCATTGGTGCTTATGGAGCAAAGAATGCTTGAGGGGATTCGTTACTTTAAATGCAGGGGGGTATGCAAAGGCACTGCTCCGTTTAGCACTTACAGTGGCACATATGATTTGCCTGAAGGTTTGTCAATGGTCCAATGCCTTAATTGTTTGTTTGTGACAGTGGCAATGGATGAAAATGCACTGCGACCACCGAAAAAAGCCAAGAATGTGCAGTGATCGGAACATAAGCCGATGCACTGGATGCGGACAATGGCTGGATGCGACACACCGAGATTGCCGTACTTGCCTATTGTGGGCAAGCCGTAAGGTGTAAACTTTTACATCCAACTCAACTGCTTGAGTATAAACAGCAGGGTGCACTGATGGTGCATTGTAGCCCGTCAGAGGGGCAACCTTTGGCCTGCACTCATCAATGGTCATCTCCTCAAATGGGGGGATATAGGGGGGCAATAATGTTGTTGTTAATCCTTACGCTTTGTCTTGCAACTGCCTTAACTGCAACAGCACAAGATGCTGGGCAGGGCAGATGGGAAGTGCAACTGATTAAACAAACCAAAGACTACAGAGAATACAAATGCGTAAAAGACCTGATATACAAAGAATCCTCTAACAACCCCAACGCTCGCACGGGAAGCCACTACGGCCTGCCACAAGGTCGCACACGGTACTTGGCTACAGCATCACCAACGGAGCAGATAACTTGGATGATGAAATACATAAGAGTTAGATACGATGATGGGTGTGCTGCACTACGGCATCACAACACTAAGGGCTGGTACTGATGGGCTTATCACTGCAATCAACAGAATGGAAGCGCGTTCGATTAGAGGTATTGCAAAGAGATCAATACACCTGCAGTTATTGTGGCGGTCAAGCCAACGAAGTAGATCACATACATCCAAGATCAAAAGGTGGCAGTGATGAACCTGAGAACCTTGCGGCTGCTTGTAGGCGTTGCAATAATGCAAAAAGTGGGAAAGTTGCTAAACCGGTTTTTTTGACACCGTCTGCTACCCCCCCTGATCTTATTTCGGTAAAAATCTCCAATTTTGAACCGGTTAATGACCAGATTGATATATATTCTAACTATAATCAATCAGACGAAACGGACATTGAAAAGTCTAAAAGCAAGAGCGTTGGGGGTACGGTCTTTGGAAGTCCCACGCCACGCATATTTTCCAGCCCTGTAGCCGATGCAATTTCTCGCGCACCTGAAGTTGTGGAATTTGCAGAATCTATTGGAATTAATTTGATGCCCTGGCAGATCAATGCACTTACAGATATGTTGTTGACGAAAGATGGTCGTTTTGTACGCAAACTTATTCACCTTTCTCTACCGAGGCAGCAAGGCAAAACTGAATTATGCAAGGTAATGATTTTGGCTCATCTTTACTTATTTGGCACTAAGTCAATTGGAATGATGAGTGCCAACCGTGAAGGGTGCGCTCAAACCTTTAGGGAACTTCATTGGATCATCCAAGCAAATCCAACATTGATGGCCAAATGGGATAAGACCTATTTAAGCAACGGAATGCAAAGGATGCAATTTAAAGATGGCGGGTCAATAGTTGTATTAGCGGCAACTGATGCGGCTCCCAGAGGCAGATCAATTGAATTATTCGTTGTGGACGAATTGTTGAATATAGATGAGGCGGCTTGGGCCGCTGCTAACTTTACTACAATCGCCAAGCCAAATGCGGTTGTGCTTACGGCCAGCAGTGCGGGGCACAAAGGCAGTACGGTATTAAATCAAATGCGAGAGAAAGCCATTGCGGATAAAACCCCATCATTGGGTTGGTTAGAGTGGAGTGCTTTGCCAAGTCGCAAGTTAAGCGACCGCAAAGGCTATATCGAAGCACAGCCTGCCTTAGGACACACAGTTAGCCTTGAAACCATAGAACACCAGATTGCTACACAAGATGAATCTAAAAGCCGAAGTGAGTTGTTAAATCAATTTATAGGAAACATCGCCAGCCCCTGGCCAACGGGAGCCTGGGAATCTTGCAAGGTGGAGAATATGGTCTTTGAGCCTGGAGCATCTACATTCTTTGCAATAGATATTTCACCTAGTCGTAGGCACGCGGCATTGGTTGCCGGTCAACTTAATGGCGAAAAAGTCAAACTTAAATGCTTGCAGACTTGGAAGTCTGAAGCCTCAATTGATGATCTTAAAGTGGCAAGTGAGATCAATGTGCACATTCAACGGTTTAGGCCAAAGATGCTGCTATTTGATCGCTACACCACAGCCGGAATTGCAGCAAGGCTTGCACATACAGGCGTACCTGTAACAGAGATCTCTGGTCAACTCTTTGCCAGTGCTTGCGATGAGATGCTTGCCGCAATGAGTCACAACCGGATTGAACACGGAGATGAATACGAATTGAGCGAATCCGTCAACTCTTGCGCAATGCGGACCACAGATTCTGGGTGGCGCATTGTAAGGCGTAAATCTGCAGGCGAGGTGGCCAATGCCATTTGCGCGGCAATGATAATTTGGTATGCAAACAAACCACAAGCAATTGCAGCCATATATGTCAACTAGACACGCCGAAGGGTATTAAATACTTTAAACCTGTTATTGTCGTATAGTACTGGTATGGGTTTATTGTCCGCATTGCGCTTGGTTGATGCGGTAATTCCAGAATCTAAACCTAATATCCAAGCCGAATATGCTCCACCTGCAATGAATGGCGTGAGTGCTTATTCTTATTTGAATCCATCAGTTTATGTGACACGCGAAGAAGCCCTGGCCGTTCCCAGTGTTTCGCGTTGCCACTCGTTGATTACCGGAGTAATTGGTTCAATTGAATTGAACCTTTACAAAAAATCAACGGGTGCAGAATTAGAATCACCGATGTGGTTAGATCAGCCAGATTACAGGCAACCGCGATCAGTAACCATTGCTGCAACAGTTTCAGATTTATTTATGCACGGTGTTGCATACTGGGAAGTTACACAAACTTTTGCGGATACGGGAAGGCCATCCGGTTTTGCTTGGGTTTCATTTGATCGCATAACTCAAAAACTTAATTCAAACAACACATTGGTTGTTGGTTATAATGTAGATGGTTCAGGTTTGCGACCACAAAACGGCTTGGGCAGTATCGTAACATTCCAAGCACTGGACTCAATGGGGATATTGGGTCGCGGTGGTCGCACAATACGCGCCGCTCTAGATTTAGAAAAAGCCAGCGCAATTGCAGCAAGCACACCGATGCCATCTGGTTATATTCAAAACAGCGGTGCAGATTTGCCAGAGGAACAAATCACCGGGCTACTTGGCGCGTGGAAGTTGGCAAGACAACAGAGAAGCACGGCCTATTTATCCAGCACTCTTAGATTTGAGCCAACTAATTTTTCTCCCAAAGATATGCTCTACAACGAAGCCAAACAAGCATTTTCTACGGAAATTAGCAGGCTGTGCAATGTAAGTGCTTACTTGTTAAGTGCTGATTTAAATAACTCAATGACTTATTCAAATGTATTAGACGAGCGCAGACAATTTACTGATATGACCTTGATGCCATTTATTATGGCTATTCAAGAAAGATTGTCAATGGATGATTTGACAGCACACGGCAATGAAGTGCGATTTAATGTTTCAGAAACATTTTTGCGATCCGATGCAATGACACGGCTTGCAGTAATTGAAAAAATGCTTGCACTTAATTTAATTACATTAGATCAAGCAAAAGAGATGGAAGACCTTTCACCGAATGGAGCCACAAGTGGAACAACAACCCTTACACCTAACGTTTAACACAACAATTGAAGCAACCGATGCAAATCGGCGAATCATTGCTGGCAAAATTGTGCCTTTTGGAGAAATTGGGCATACCAGTGCAGGCGCTGTGGTTTTCGAGCGCGGTTCAATCAGTTACAACACTGGTGGCAAAATTAAATTATTACTCGAGCACCAACCACAAAGACCTTTGGGAATTATGCAAAACGCATCGGAAGATTCATCAGGCATTTACGCTAGTTTTAAAATTGCACCAACAACTGCAGGCAATGATGCACTTATTGAAGCGGCAGAACTTCGAGATGGTTTAAGTGTTGGTGTAATTGTTGATGCAGCGGAAGAGCGTAATAACATTCTTTACGTAACCAAAGCCTCCTTAAAAGAGGTCAGCCTTGTACAAGCCCAGGCCTTCCCATCGGCAATTGTTGAAAGCATAGCCGCGAGCGAAGTCGTACCTGAACAAATACAGGAAACAGAAACCCAACCAATCGAAGAAAGTGAGGCCAGCGTGGACAACGCTACCCCAACAACCGAGGTAGAAGCCCAAAAGGTCGAAGCCTCACAACCAGCACACACCCCAGTTGCTTACACTGAAGTACGCAACCCAATTAAAACAAAATCAAATTATTTGCAGCACACAGTGCTTGCAAAACTTGGCAATGAGGATTCAGCATCGTATGTTCGCGCTGCTGATGCTTATGCCAAAAAGATGATGACATTTGCATCTGACGATTTTTCAACAAACCCAGGATTCACACCTGTGCAATATATTCCAACAGTAATTGATACATCAGTTGGAACCAGACCTACAATCGATGCCTGCGGTGGAGCACGTCCCTTGCCCGCATCGGGAATGGTTATAAGTCACCCAAAAATTACAACCAGTGGAACCGTAGCGTCAACTGCAGCATTTGCTACACCATCAGATACCGGCATCGTTTCTGCATATGTAAATGCAACTGTAACCAAATATGCTGGAATTCAAAAAGTTGATCAGGCTCTCCTTTTAAGATCTGACCCATCTTTTTATGATGCTATGTACGAAAATATGTTGAGATCTTACAATCGTGCCGTTAATGCAGCGGTCATAGCCGAGATTGTAAGTGGTGGTACGCAAGCATCAACACAAGCAGCAACAATTGCAGGCATTCAAGCATACGTTGCACAAGCAGCACCAGCCGTTTATGCCGGTGCAGGCGAAG